GGGCGTTCAGACCCGGCAGGAGTTCCTTCAGTAGTTGGGCACGAGAAATTGCCATTTTTAGTTACTCCTTACAGGCCAGTAGCCAGCGGGTTGTCGTAACTGTGATAGCCCTGGTTCCACTTGACCAGAACTTCGGGGAAGCCCACGAAGGTCATGGCGGTCGAGGAAGCAATCGTCACAGAGCGAGAAATGGTCACCGTGGTGCCATTCACGTTGGTCACGAGGTTGTAGTCACCCGCATTGGCGTTCGCCACACCTGCAACGATGAACTGCATACCGGCTTGCAGGCCAGTCACAGCAGCGTCCAGGGTGATGGTCGTGGTCGAGCAGGTGCCCGCGCCAGTCAGGGTAACGCCGGTCTCGGGCACAACGCCAACCACACGGAACGGAGCCGTGGTCAGCACGCGAATGCCGCCGGTACCGTTGGTGGGGTTGGTGCCGCACACGCCCATCTTGCTGTTGCCAGTCGTCGTGGAACCTGCAACGCCCGTCACCGGGAACAGGTTGGTGCCCACGAAGGCTTGCGACACATAACCGATGGCGGTAGCAGTGTTGGACACGCTGCCAGACTGAGCGATCATCACAGCCTTGAAGACTGCGCGGTCGTCATCCACCACATAGGCCACGATGTCGTTTGCCAGGATGCTACCGGGGTAGTACTGGGCAAACAACTTCTGACCGGTCGAGGGGTTGGTGTACGAGCAGCCAACAAAGACACCGGCTTGGCCCAGGCCAGTTGTGCTGGCAGAGGTCATGTCGGTGATTTCAATCAGACCCGCTTCAAACTTAACCAAGTCACCGGCGAAGATCGCGGTGCCATAGTTACGCTGAATCGGAATCTGGCGGGTAGCGCCTGCGTACGGAAGCCCATTTAGTTCGTTGATGGGCTTGAAGCCGTAAGAGGCGTCAACAACGGGATAAGCCATGTTTGACTCCTAAGATGATTTAACCGCGTCCGAACTTCACCTCAGAGCGCCGCTCCTTGAAGACGGGCATCCGGGGATCGTTCTCGCGCATGAAGGCGTTGTCGACCGACTGCATCTGACCATCAGTTTGACGCTGATAGTAAGAGTTGCGTTGGGCAACAAACTCTTTGGGTGTTTTGCAAAGCAAGAGCCCGCCAATCTCGATACTGTCTGGGAACCGGGGCTTGTCCCCAGTTGCCATGATCTGGATTTCAGGGTGCTCAGATGCCTTCACAGGCTCCCAACCTTCGCGGAGTTTTGAAGAAATATGGCCTGGATCGGCAGTACCCAGGGTACTGATTCGAATCCAACGGAACTCGTAGCCGTCCTCGGGGTTGGGGCTCGGCAGCAATTCAGGAAGCATCCACTGCTTGGGGCGCTCCATCTTTGCTCTGGTTTCCAAATCACGGGGGGTACGTTCAGCCATTTTGTTTCCTCATTTCTTCCGCAACCGCACGGGCGTACTGCTCATTCGTCAGTCCGAGCCGCTTGGCGATGTTTACTTGGGACTTGGTCAGCACGATCTTTTTGGGCGCTGTGCTTCGGGTCGCAGGTGCCACGACAGGCGATTTCATTACCGGCTTCTCAGAGGGGAACGCATCTGGGAAGACCTGCCGCATCCGAGTATTGATGCGGTCATAGTATTCATCGCTGTTTGGACTTACCCCACTTTCCACAAGTTTTCGATGAACCGTCAGTGCAAGAGCAGTCATCTCGTCATCTTGTCCAAACCACGGATTGGCGTCTTGCCACGCAGAGGCTTTGGGATCAACGCGAACCTGCTCTTGCTGAACTGGTTGTGGTGCGGGTTGTACCGCAGGTTTTTCTTCTTGTAAAGGGGCTGGCTTGAAATTATTAACTCGCTCTGCCCGAATCTTCGCCGCAGTGAGTTCTTCCTGAGCCGCAACCAACGCCTCCGCATCACCTGATTCGTAGGCTTCCTTATATTTACGCTTGGCGTCATCAACCTCGCTTTGGACAACCTTCTTGGCTTGCTCAAGCAATACCTGCTGGGTTTGTCCTTGAGAACTCTGGAGTTTTTTGTTCTCCTCCATGAGTTGTTGGGCAAGTCGAATAGCCTCTTCACGCTCACGGAAAGCAGCCTCTTTTGCTCGGCGCTCTTCGTGATAACCCTTAGAGAAGTGTTGGATGCGCTTCTTGACCCCGTCTGAATACTGGGCCAGTTCATCATCCGTCACCTCCGAGGGAGGTTCTTTCATCGGGGCGCGGTCACGGTCCTCCGGTGGGGTGTCATCGACAACCTCTACCTCTGGCTCCGCCTCGCCTTCGACTTCAAACTGGACTTCGTCTTGTTTCTTTTCCTCGGCCTTCTCGTCCGGGAACTTAAATGCTTCTTGATCAAGCGGCATGTAATCCTCCTTTATGCACGAGAGATGCCACGCGGGTCTTGAACCACGGCTTCCACGCTGTCATCGTTGATGATGCGGAACTCACGCCCGTGAATCTTCACGCGGGTGCCCGTGTTGGGACGAACCAGGACAAAGTCGCCCGGTTTACACGAGGGTCCACTGGGGAAGCGGCTCTTATCGCCGTATGCGTCCGGCCCCATCTTCATCACGAAGAGCACGGGGGACATGACTTCTTCGAAGTGCATTGTCTGCCCTGACTTCACGATGCCGCTCTCATACTCCTTCTCGATCTCTGGAAGAGCGCAGAGTAGGTGGTATGTTGACGGGTCGGGGAGTTGCTTGGCCTTTTCCTCTGCCGTCTCCGGCAGGGTGGTCGGGACAGCATCTTCTCCGGTACTAAGGAGGATTTCACTCATCTTCGTTTTGCTCCATCTTTCGCACGAGGTCTGTGATAAACATGTGTGCGGTTGAGAGACCCCGGACCTCACCACACATACTGCGGTACTCGGAATAATCCCGAGCCGCACCATCTACGAGGGCTCGGGCGATGGACTCCCGATGATCCTCAATGTCTTTTAATACCACGGAAAACGCAGTGGTTGCCATTTAAAACCTCACTGTTTAGGTGCGCCTGGTTTTTGGCGCGGTTTCATTACCGTCTTAATCATGTCGGCACGAAGTTTCTTGTCAGCCTGACGGCTCTGATTTGCCAGACGGGCTTGTTCCTTCTGTCTTTCAACTTCGATGCGCTCACGCTCCAAGCGAATCTTTTCTTGGGCGATTGCGAAGTCACGCTCGCTGTCCTGCTCCTTGCGCTGTAGTTCTTGCGCCCGGAGTTGCAGTTCTGCCTGCGCCATCTGGAGTTGCGGGTTCTGCGCCATCTGTTGGGCTTGGGCCTGTTGAGCCTTACCCATGTTGGACTGGAGCAGTTGCTGAGAGGCTTGAGCAACCAGACGGGAGATTTGCACCTCTGTCTGCTCATCCAGTTCAGCGTCGGGCGGAGTAAGCGGCACGCCCAGTTGCTCTTCCACTTGTTGACGGTACGCAAAGGCCATGTGCTCTGCGACGTGAGACATGATCGCAGCGCCCATCTGTTGGGCCATCGGAGACTGCCCGATCATCTGAGCCACCATCGGGTCTTGCAACAAAGCCATGTGAGTGGCGATGTGAGCCTGATGATCCTGATAGATGAATGCCTTTGTCGGCTTGCCGGTCAGGAACGACATGTTCTCGCTGATCGGATCGCGGGGCTTCTGATCTTCCTCGACCGGAACCAACTTGTCGGCGTTCTTGATACCAAGAACTTCCAACATCTGCCGGTGCAGGTGGGGCAGGTCATAGATTTGAGGAGCGCCCTGAGCCAACTGGAGAGCGGCTTGGTACTGCATGATCCGCTGCGCCATCGTAGCGGCGTTAGGATCAGAGACCGGGATCACCTCAACGAGATCGTAGTCAGCCTGCTTGGCAGCGCGGTTTCCTCCCACGGGGATGTAGGAGTAATCCGGCGGCATGTAGTCCCGGATGATCTGCTTTAGGAGTTTGAATTCCATCTTCAGGCTTGCATGCACGCGAGCCTGGACGGCAGACATCGTCTTGAGTTGCCGCTCAAGGATGGCCAAGGTTGTGCCCACGGGAGCCTGGGCAGACATATCGGACAACTTCAGGTCACCGATAGCAGCAAGGCGACGGCCTTCATCGGTAATCTTTTCAAGGAGAGCCGCTAGAACTTGGCTCGGCTCCTTGTATGGAAGCGGCATGATGTTGTCACGCAGCGCCCCCGAGGGGATGTCTACATCTCGGAACTCACCCGGGGCGATAGGCGTGTCGTCGCCCTTAACACGGAGCCCTCTGGTTTTGAGACCTCCGGGGAGGTTGCTGAGGGTTCCGGCATCCACCAACTGGCGAATAATCGCGGTCCCTGCACGAGCATAGCCACCAACAATATGAATGAAGCCAAGGCCATAAGCACCAAAGCCAGGGATATAAGTGTACTGAACGAAGTGCTGTCGTTTGAGTTTTCGTCGGTCGGACTCATCCCAGTTCCGTCGTATAGATAGAACCGTTGAGGTGCCTCGCTCGATGGTGATGACGTACGGGAGGCCAATTCCCGTTTCTTCGCCTTCAGCATCCTTATCTTCATAGCCCTTCAGATTCCAGTCAACGTGAATCTCAAGCACCTGATACCGGTCATCGTCGGTAAGGGTGTAGCCCTGCTCTTCTGCCTTCTTCTTTTCAATGTCTGTAAAGACTCTAACCGGTTCGCCCAATTCAGCGTGACGGTAAAAGCCCGCAGCCATCAATTTATTTAGATCATTCTCTGTCTTACGCATCACATGCGTAACACGCTCGGCGGTATAAACATTGGCCGCACCGTAAGGAATGATCAGATCTTCTGCTTGAATGTAAGCAGCGATCTGCCTGCCAAGTGAAGGATCGTAGTAGACCTTTTTAAATGCAGCACCGGCCAGACCGAGGGAGTACAGCATCCGCTCATGCTCGGGACGGTACTCAATCATCTCGTCCGTCAAGCGGTAGTTCATGTCATCACGGACACGCTCTGCTGCTTCTTCGTTTTTCTTGGTGACTTCACCGATGATCTGGGTCTTGACTGGACCTTGGGCCGGGAAGGTCTCGGTGATCATCTCTGACTGGAAGCGGATGGCTGCTTCAGTCAAGATTGGGCTGTAAACGCCGCAGGCTCCAAGCCAAGGTTCTGCCCGTTCTTCGTACTTCATGCCAAGGACTTCAAGTCCTTTGACGTACATGTCTGCCCAGTCTTTGCGGCTGCTGATGTCCGCATCTACCAGACCGATCAGGTCGGAGGCCAGACCTTGGAGGTCTCCTTCGTCCATGTATTCAGCGAGGTTGGCGTCGAAGTCTTCGGCGGTTTCTCGCCCAGGCTCCAACTCAATCGCAAATCCATCGACCCCAATCTTGACAAATTCGGGATCTTCAATTTCAATCTCAACCATTG